TATTTTTTCCCTAATATCTTATCGGGCAAATCTGTCCTGTCTGGTCCCAAGGTAAAGTTGGGACTTAGCTTAAGGAGGTGATATATTCCAACATCCAGTTCTGGACGTGTAAGTGCACCACCACAGCCGTCTACACGACCAGTTTGTCCTCCCAAATGAAATCCCAATATATGATGCTGTTTTCCCTCCGAAACACAGCATGTCATACATTGACCACCAAAGGTGGGTTTCGACATTGAATAGTAAGATCCTCGAAACGTGTGCAATCCATTACTCACGCAGTTATTTGGTTGCCACAAGAAATTATCTGAAGTCATCTCCCCTTCCTCGTTAACATAATAGCTAACACAGGGGACACTCTTCGGAGAAATTTCATCGGCAAAATTGTTCAACAAATTCGGACAGTCACCACTATTGGAAACGTAAATCAAAGCGAAATCAGTGTTCGGAAGGCGATAAATGCTCTTCGGATCAATGATAAAACTTATAGATTGACCACGCTTCTTAATGGTTGCTTTAGTATTGATTTCCGGAATCATGTGGAAAGGTATCATCAAGATATGTGTTCGCACCATAAATGCGTCACAAAATCTGATTTTATCTGCAACTTCATAACTGAAGTACCACAAACTCTTCCGGGCAATACTGCTGTAGTGTTCGATGTCATGCGGAAAAATTCCAGATACTTTTTTCACAGTATTCGTATCTGGTAACCAAACATTCGGCTCTGATTCTCTTTGCTTGATTTCGGCAACACTCTTCGGTTGCAAAACCCCCTGAATGGTGGTCATTGCTCGAAAAGCCTGGACAGTTTTAACAACTCCCCAAATGACTGAAAATCCAGCTATTGCTCCACAAACATATTTGAGATGGTTCTCACGAACCTCTAAAAACAAGTCAGGCATAATATCACGACGCCTTTTTACTTCTGAGTAATAAGCCTCCTTCACACTTTCTACGATTGTAGCATAGTATGATAGAAAAGCCAAACTCATGAATAAGCATGTGATAACAGCCAGTGCAATAGAGAACATTGCGATGAAGCCCACAACAAGACCAGTAGCAGCCCAATAATTGCGAACTGCTTCCTTAATCCGTACGTTGATGATATCTTCATTAAAGAACATAACTAATCCGCGCATCCATGAATTTTCAATCAATTCATCAGGCACATAGTTTGTCCACACAGCGAATTTCGAAGTTTCAAACCAACTAAGCATTTTAATGAGTTGCTTGTTGGTAATATCTTCAATGTTTGATGCAAAGAATCTAGTTTTACGTTCAGCAGTAAGACTCCACTTGTCTGTATACTTTTTCATAGTATGTGCCAATTGTATACCAAAATGAGGTTCAAATGGTGTCTGTGAATCAGTTCCAGATGTAAGTGTAGGAATACATTTGCAAACTTGAGAGGGTTGATTGCAGTTTTTACACCACGGTATTTTATCTGTCAAATTTGTTTGCTGTTTAACCAAGGCATCTTGCACAGCAAAATGCTTCTTAGACTTGATTAACGCATACTCCAAGAATTTAAAAATGGAGACATTTATCATGCCTTCCAAATTTTCAAATTCAAATGTGGGAGGTACACGTTTACCTTGCATTTGTGAAGGAATAACGCGCATGAGACGCACGGTGACGAGCCACAGATCTTGAATTTCTGTGGATTCTCCGTAACGC